ACAGTTCGAGGACGAAAAGCCACTTAATCCGTTCGACTTTTGGGAAGGTGCAAACTTTAAATTAAAAATTCGTAATGTGGAAGGATATCGCAATTACGATAAATCAGAGTTTGATACACCAAGCCCAATTTCCGAGGATGATTCTATTATCGAGAACATTTGGAACAAGCAACATTCTCTTACAGCGTTTCTTGACCCTAAAAACTTCAAGTCATATGAAGATCTTAAGAAAAAACTAGATATGGTTCTTTCTGGAGGCACAACTGCAATTAAGAAAGCAGAAGAAGTTACATTGGGTGAAGATGCAAATTATGTGCAACCTGCAACAGCTGCAGCACGCTCAGCAGCCGCGCCAAAGGCAGCTCCCAAAAAGGAAGTTGACTTTGATGACGATGATGAATCATTGTCATATTTCTCAAAACTAGCGAGCGATGATTAAGCTTGCGACTATTCTTTTTGGAGAAGATAACATGAAATCTCTTATTGTATTTCTAGCCGCAATGGCTATGGCTCATTCTGGTTTTGCAGCAGAACCTGCAGAAACGAAAAAAGAGCCAGCAAAAGCTGTAAAGGCAAAACCTGCAGCAACGACGCCCACAGCAACACCGGGTGTTATTAAAATAGAGAAAAAGGAAGGGGCGGCCAAAGAAGAGAAACTTCCAAAACCAACTGTTAAACGACCTGAAGAGTTAGCTGCCGAAAAAGCTAAGAAGTAAAAAGAAAAGCCCAGTTAATTCTGGGCTTTTTTGTCTTTATAATTTACCGTCTACTCTTGCTTGCCAAGGACTATATCCACTTGGTGTTGGATAAGGTTTTGGTGGCGAGGTTACAAATGTCTGAGTACTATTATCTACAGTTCTATTAGATATCATAGGTGCAAGTATTTGCGACATGGATTCTGTTGAGGTTTTTAAATCCATATTTTCATTTTCCAATTGTTTTAACAAATCTATTTTTTGATCGCCGGTCATAGCCGCTTGCAATTGTTTAATACCCTCAGTTGTAAAACTATTACCAAGAGTTGATTCCAATGATTGATCTTGCTTTGGCGCAACATTTTCTGCAGTTGCAGCTGATTGTTTTGTTTCAATATTGGCATAGCGGTTTAATCTTGCGGTTTCTGCCGACATTTGATCTGGCATATCCGCAGTGGGAATACGTTTGTTTAGCGTATCGATATCAGTCTGCAATTTATCTCTATATTCTGCATTAAGCATTGGTCCAGATGTCTTAAGGGTTTGTTCTTTTATTTTAATTTGTTCTTTTAAATCTTTGGAAGAACCAGAACTTTGAAAATCAGTATTAGCTATTTTTAATAGTGCTTCTCTACCACCCAATTTTTCTACATCGCGGTCACTGCCGCCAAGAGCATTTCTTGCTTCTTCCGGAGTCATGCCCATTTTATTTGGATCAATTGTTTGTCCTCCAACGGGAGTAACTGCTTTATTTTCAGAGTTAACTTTACTTGTTGGGGGTCGTTTATCTTCGGTAGGGTCAATCATTCCAAATGTTAACCCGCTAGCAATATTCCTTCCGGCATTTTTAAATTTTTGACCGGTTGTTGCATTTGGGTCTGCATTAAACCCTTCGATTCCGTCATACGCTGCCATTCCTGCCGTAAGTGGCAATGCAAGTTTTCCAGCAACTCTGCCTGCAAAATTTAAACCCTTACGAAAAAGTCCTCCGGGTTTCTTTTTTGCATCGGGTACTTCAGGTGTTTTACCTAATAATTTACTTAGACCAAGCGTTTCAAGTATACTTGAAATAATTCCACCACCACCTTCGGAATTTCCTAATCCAATATTTTTTAATTTATTGGCAATTGCGTCTGCTAATAGTTCTCTATCACGTTGTTTATCCTCGTCTGAGTTAGGTTCTAACCCTGTTCCGGATAATGCAGATACTGCAGTTTTATTATCACCGAGCCCTGCTTTTTGCGCAACAATTTTTCGTATTATAACTACTTCTGCAAGTAAATTCTTTTCTAATTCTGTATTTTTCATCTTTAGCAATTCATTTTTAAATTGCGATAATGTCAATACTTTATTTTCAGATTTTTCTTCGCCTTCTTCTGACTTTAAATCTATACCGGGTGGCATTGTATTTTTGCCACCAAAAATATATTTTTTTGCGTCAGTAACCGGAGAAATAAATCCTTTTCCAAAATCTTTAATATCTCTTAACAGTGTTCTTGGTTTATCTTCTTTTTCTGCAGTAGGATCAGAAGACTTTTTAACTTTACCTACCCGTCTATCCAAAATCTTAGATAAATTATCTATTGATTTTTTCAATGCCTCAATGTCTTTATCTTTAGTCGTTGCGGTAAAAGACTCCATAAATGAAGTCATAATTCCCGAAGAATTAACTGGGTTTTTAGTAGCCATTATACAGGTCTTCTAACTTTAGGCTTAGTAGGTGTTATACCAGTGTCTGACGAAGCAGGACTCATGCTAAATTCAGTTGTTGTTTCTGTAGTATTAAATGACTGTGATCCGGCAAAACTTGAAGGTGAGTTGTTGAATCCGTTATATGATGGCGGCGCGCTGCTTAACTCCGGAGTGTATACATTGGTTGAAACATTAGACGCACCTGCAACTTTTTCTTGTGTTCTCCCGTAAGCAGAAACACCCAATACTGCACCCATTGCTACGTGGAATAATCCGCCACCTTGTAATGTGATAGGAACCCATTGTCTAAATGCGTCATTCGCAACAGCTGTTTCCCAAAACTGCACTGCAGTGAACATGATTGGGAATATTACAAAGTCAAATAAACAACAAGACATATACATTATTGCCATCATTGGTCGCCATTTTTTTGTCATCCAATCTTCATCAGATTTTTTTTCTACTTTAACTTCTTGAGTTTTATTTTTAATTGCCATAGTAATTACCCCTGTTTTTTATTTTGTATTTTACGATTTTCTTCACTAATATAATTAATCAACATAGACACATAAATTTCTCTTTCCCACGGAATCATATTTTCAATTTCTGTTAATGAGTATTTATGGTGCTGCATTAACGAGAAATTCAATTGATAGTAGTTTACTAAACTATCATGAGAAAGAGTTAGACGAAAAAATTTTGCAGACCCTCTAAATCCACTGTATTTTTCTTACCGCATGTTGGGCAATCGGCCTCAATATGATGCACAATTCTTGGTAATTTCTCAAAGAATTTTTCTAACAGATCAAACTGTTTCTTTGAGAATGAATTAATAAAGTCGTCTAATTCTTTTTCAGAATAAGTGTCTTTATCAAAGTATTCTGTTTTTGTGTATACCGCATCTATACAATTTCCCACTAATGCTAAAATTTTATCAGAATTTGAGTTTTCGTAGATATCTAATATTTCGTCAAATCTAGGATATCGCATAACAACCCCGATATCTTCAGTCAACATAATTTTGTTTTCTATGCCTGTTGGTTTATCCACTTCAACTTTGGTTAAATCCATGGCATAGTCTATTTTTTCCCCGCAGTCGCAATTGATAATAATATCAGTAGTTTCGCTAATAGACCTTGCTCGTATGTTTAAGAATAAATATTCTATATCAAAGCTTGCTAATTTATCAATGTCTAATTTTTTAAATGTGCAATTATCCACAAGTTCTGTAACTATTCTAGATATCTCTTTGCTTTCTGCTTCCATTGTTGTTAGTAGAATTTTATATTCCTTAACTAAGAATGGTCTGTATTTGATTTTCTTGCCAGTTGATGGTAACAGCAATTCATAGTTTGGCGTTTCTAATATTGGTAAAGGCATAATAAGTTCCTATGTTAAAAAGATTGTCCGAGTACTGCGCCAGATGCAAAATCGGATAAGTTGGGATTAAAATTTAGTCTGTTTAAAAATTCACTTTCAGGAAACCATCTTCTGTATGCAAATGTAACATTTAATTTATGCACTTGATTGGTTGCTCCCATGTTTAAATCCAGCATATTTACTGCTCTTGGAAATGCGTCTTCTAAATATACCGAATAACTTTCATTATTCTTTTCATCTAATTGTGATATTTTAATTTGTGAAATGTATTCTTTCTGATAACTAACATTAAAAGAATTTGGATTAACAACTTTAAACATCCAGGCATCAAAGAAAGATTTAACTTCCATTTGGTTATCTATATAAAAAGATAATGTTATGCCATCCCCATTAAAATCTGACGATACTGGTCGTTGATAACTTGCACCGTAAATTCTAAAAGGTTTTGTAGATACCGTCATTGCAGGTAAACTAGCAGACTCGCACATTAAACTAACGAATCGACCGCTTCCAGTTAGAAGTCCTAGTCCTGCGGGAGGAAGTATAAAAACTTCAAATCTAGAAGGTCTAGCTAACCCTCTATTGTTTACTTCAGAAATGAAATTTGATATGCTAAAGTTTGACATTATGTCCTTTATAGTGAGCTGTTAAAGTCTTGCCAGACTTTAGTTTTCTGTGCACCGACAAATTTTTCAACTGGTAATTGAGAAGCAGTTACCCAATCCGTATAGGGTATTTTATAAAGACGAGATTTGACGTGTGAATTTAAATAATGTTTTACTGCAAATTTTGCCGGATGCAATCTTGAAGATGCATTCAATAATCTCCAAGACAATTGAATTCGTGTATCTTCATCTCTGCCGGTTGCATAATCAGATAAAAGTCCCAATATTCTGAATCGCATCATGTATGGTAAGTAATGTAGATTTATTCCATAAAAACCATCTGGTACTTTTCTAAAAGGTAGCACCAAAGGTAGTCTATCATAGTAAGGCAAAGTATCTTTGTGTTTGGGATCATAGAAAAACAAGTACATTTCTCCAGGAATCAACCTAGTAGCAATTTTTGTATCTTTTAATATCTGATTGGTATTTGTTAGTTTACCCAAAGATGAAATTTGCTGCCTATACCATTGATAGGACTTTTCTTCTCCGGCGGCATTTAGCCTAATTGTTTCAAAAGCGTTTGTAGCCATTATTTTGATAATCCTAAATCTTTTTCGGTTAGTACTAAAAATTTCATATTTCGATCAGTGCAAAATTCAAATGCCGCCTTCCACTTAGCTTCATTTACTCCGTACTGAAAAACTTCGTCAATAAATCGTTTTGTTTTCTTTTTTGGAATTTCTGGCGGTTTAGTAAATTTTTCGGGTTTTATTTCTATGAGGTACTTCTCAGTTGTATTATTCTTAGATTTAACTTTTATATAGAAATCCACAAAATATCTATGCACCTTTCTATCAACCGGAGATACATAGGGTATAATAACAGTCTCAGATCCCCATTCTATAATAGAGGGGCTCTGATCGCACCATTTCATAAATCTAAGTTCCCATAGAGACCTATAGATTACAGTAGTAATATCGCCTTTATATTTTGCGGGATTCAATACCCTAAATCGGCCTTTGTAGGTTTTGGTGTACATAACTCATATAAATAATTAATAACTATAATATTTATAGGCAAAATATGGCAGATATCCCAAAAGACATACGAACATATACGGAAAATAGAGCTAGGAAATACGATGCTCCCTTTAGTTTTCCGGAATCAAACAAGTATAACGTCAATCAGCATACATATCCTAGCGGTGTGGGCAAATCCCCCGACTTACAACACTATGTAGCATTCTTTGTTAATATTCGAGGTAAGTCTAAATTTATACAATCTTATCAAACAAATGATGTTAAGGTATCAAGTTCTATTAATAATAGAACGAATAATATAGATTTACAATTTTCCGGAGAAGGAACCGTTAAAAAATTAGGAACGGTTACTGCTGGCGCTGGTATTTTTGGCGCAATTGCTGGGGGATATAATGCTTCAGGGGGTGCGCGTAATCGAGGAAAAGAAGCTGCTGCTACGGGATTAAAAACTGCCGCGATTGTTGGCGGTCAAGCAGCAGCCGTAGTAAGTCTGGCAACATTAAGTCCCAATTTGAAACCGGATAACAGATCAAGATTAAAAGATGTAATAACCTTGCATTTGGAAGAAAGACCTAGTGTTAAATACGGAATAAATTATCAAGATAAAGATATGGGAATACTTGGAGGATTTTTAACAGATAATTCTTCATTATCCCAATCTCTTAGTAACGATGGTGGAGAATTGGGAAGTGCGTTTGCATTAAATGTTGCAAAAATTCCATCCATAATACCTGGATTTGGTAGTGCAGGATTAGTTGGCCTTGCTGAATTAAGTGCAAAAGTTAAGACAAATCCTTTTAGAGAAGTATTTTTTGAAGGTGTAGATTACAGGCAGTTTAATTTTAGATATAAATTTATGCCAAAAGATAAAGCAGAGTCTCAAGCAGTGTATAATATTATTCAAACATTCAAAGAACATATGCATCCCGAATTATCCAAAGGAGGATATTTTTACATTTATCCTTCGGAGTTTGAGATTGTGTATTACTACAAAAATAAAGAAAATCCATACTTTAATAGAATTGCTCAATGTGCGTTAACTGATATGTCTGTTGATTACGGCGGCGAACAGTTTGCAGGATTTGCTGATGGCTCACCTACAGAAATCAATATAACATTGAGTTTTAGAGAGTTGGAATTGTTAACTAAAGATTCTATTCGACAAGGATATTAAATGTTTTTTAGTAAATTTCCATTATTTGCGTACACACTTGATAACAGAAGTACATATCAAGTTGTGCCTGATATTTTAAGACGAATAAAATTGTCAGGTCAATTAAAAAACAATGATACGTTTTTTGATAAGTATGATGTCCGCGACGGTGAGACTCCTGAAATTTTAGCTGATAAATTTTACGGAGATTCTAATTTTCATTGGATCATATTAATGGCAAATGATATAATTGATCCTAGATTTGATTGGCCGATGGATTTTAATATGTTGAATGAATATTGTAAAGGTAAGTATGGCGCTGCGTCGGTATATCATATTCATCATTACGCAAATCAATCAGAATACGTTATTAACGGTTACCGAATGTTACAACCCGGATCTACAATTAGCAATCCACTTTCATTAGTAGTTCAAAGTTCTGGAACATTTTCATCGCCAATTGTAGGCCAAGATGCTCCTACTAATAATTTATTTCCAATTACAAATTTTATGTATGAGGATGCGCTAAATGAAAACAGAAGACGTATTAGTATTCTAAAACCTGAATTGGTATCAGGAATAGATTCTGATTTTAACAAGATTATAAAAGAATGAGTACCACGGTTCAAGACGGGCTACAAACCCCAGGCGAAATATCAATAGAAGAATTATCTTTGATAAATAATGATGGAAAATCTATATTTTTATTGGATTATCTTATAGAATTAAATATCTATGAAAGTATATTTAGCAATGTATTGACTGGTGAAATTATATTGTCGGACAGCGCGAACTTAATAAAATATTTTCCAATTACCGGAGAAGAATATTTAAGTGTGCGATTACGAACTCCAGGATTTGATGATAGCAACAAATATAAAATTGAAAAATTATTTAGAGTGTTTGCAGTTGAAGATAGAATTTTAGCAAGAGATCAAAATACTCAAATCTACAAATTAAAGTTAATATCAACTGAAGCAATTGTAGATTCGTATTCAATATTATATTCTCCATTTAAAGGTAACATAACAAAAATAGTGCAAGATCTTTTTGATAATAATTTAAAAATAGATAAAGATTTGATTATTTTTTCCGGCGCGGATAACAATGTAAAATTTATTAGTAATGGTTGGAGTCCTTTCAAGTGTATAAATTGGTTAGCAAAGAAAACTATACCTAGCGATGGAAAAGCCTGTAATTTTTTATTCTGGGAATCAACGAAATCATTTTATTTTGGCAGTTTGGAAACTTTATTTGAAAATGGAAATTCTATAGGGGATTATAGATACGCTGCAACAAGTGTATCTGTGGGCACAGACGATATAGAAGAAAAGATGACGTTGATTACGCAGCTATCTATAGAAAATGGACTTGACTATGTTGTGGGATTGGATTCTGGATATTTTGCAAGTAAATTAATCGCATTAAATTTATACAATAAAAAACAAGAAGTTACAGAATACGATCACGTTGAACAATACTCAAACTATAAACACTCGACGCAATATAATCCTTCACCATTATTTTCAAAGAATTCTGTTACACGCAATGTAAATTCTCATGTGCGAGTTTATCCTAAATATCCCAATTTACATACCGGAGTTAAAAAGAACTACAATGAGCGCATGGGAGAAATATATGGTAATAGATTGTCAAATATGAAAGAATTAGATAATCTAAAATTAAATATAATAATACATGGTCGAACAGATATAGAGGCAGGGCAATTTATAAACGTAAAATTTCCAGACATGGAACCTCCTAGCGAAGCTGACATTGCCAGAGACAAAGTTGATTCTAAGTATTCTGGTAGATATTTAATAACTGCAATCAATCATAAAATTAACTTGTTGAATCATAGTATGTCTATGGAAGTAATAAAAGATTCGTTTGATCCTGCTGCTGCAACTTTAATAGATGCAACAGATGTATCTACTCCGACTGCATTCTGAAAGATAATTATGAATAACATATATGGCGGACAAAATTTTACTTGGTGGGTAGGGGTGGTCGAAGATAGAATGGATCCCGAAAAGTTAGGTAGATGTAAGGTAAGAATATTTGGATATCACATAGATGACTTAGTACTGTTGCCCAAGAAAGATTTACCTTGGGCTATTCCTATGCAACCGATAACATCTGCAGCAACATCAGGCATAGGCATTGCGCCGGTTGGGCCGGTTGAAGGTACATGGGTGTTTGGTTGGTTCTTGGATAATGAAGAAGGCCAACAACCTGTAATGATGGGAACACTTGCGGGCAAAAATGAAAAGCATCCAAACGCAGATAAAAAAATTGCGCAAGATCAATTAGCGGCAAATAATCTATTAACAACTTCTTCCGGCAATCCCGTAACTGATAGTTCAGGAAATCCAATACAAACAGGAACAACCGTAGCAGATTCTAATTATGATCAGAATGCCTCAATTTTAAATCATCCCAATAATCCCAAAGCAACATCTTCAGGTCCTTTAAATAACCCATCAGATGTTAAGCCTAAAGCATTTAAAGATCCCAACGGAGTATATCCTAAAATAGAGTATTCAGAAAAACCGGATACTAATAAGTTAGCGGCTGAGGATAAAACACATAAGTATTTTGCGTTAAAAAAGAAAAATAGAAAAACAAACATATCGCAAGCACAAACAACCGGAACATGGGATGAGCCAGAGTCAGCATACAATGCATTATATCCATACAACCAAGTTATTGAAACTGAGGCTGGTCATGTTATTGAATTAGATTCCAGCCCAAATGCCGAAAGAATTCACATATATCATAAAAAAGGTTCATACATTGAAATTGACGTTAACGGGTCATCTGTTAAAAAAACCATAGGTGATAGTTATGAACTAACTGATAAAAATGGTTATGTTTATGTTAAGGGTGCGTACAATTTAACTGTAGGTGGGTCTACAAAAATATTAGTACAAAACGATGCAGACATTCAAGTTGATGGAGATGCTAGTATATTAACTCATCGTTCAGCTTTGGTGCAGGCAGCACAAACGGTACAAGTAGTGGGTGACGATATTAAACTATCGGGTAAATCTAGTTTACAAATTACGAGCGACGGACCTGTAAATATTCAAGGTAGTAGCATTACACTAAATGCAAAAACGGGGGCATTTGCTGCAAAGGCTGCTAAAGAAGTGGCATTGCAGGCAGGTACAACTGCTAGCGTAAAGGGCGGCTTAGAGTTATTATTAGATGCAGCAACCGTGAAAACAAAAATGGGGTCCATACAAGTATCCTCTACTAAACTTTTAGTACCAACTCCGCCAGAAGTTAAATCTCCTACTCCTGTAGTTATTAAAGATTCTGTTAGACCAGATAGCCCAGAAAGTATATTCTTGGGAGATTCTTTAGATAAAAGCGCAGAAACTTTTACTGCATCACGAATTAAAAATGGTGAGATTTCCACAAATCTAGAAGACCTAACAACCCTATCCAGAGATACCAATACAGAAAAATCTTCAGCAGTAACCGGAGGCGTTAAACCAACCCCCGTAGATGTATCCGAATTTACAGGTTTAAAAGAATTCCCAGATTCAATGAAGCTATCAAAATACTTTACATTGGGAGATCTTTCAACCAGAGCCGCGGCTTCATCATACCCAGTCAAGGATCAAGGTGGATTAACATCCTCACAGATTGTGGGAAATCTAAAACACTTGTCTGTGAATGTACTAGATAAGATAAAGGACCAATATCCCGATATGATTATAACCAGCGGGTTTAGAAGCAAAAATGAGGGATCGGATCACGATAAGGGGCAGGCAGTAGATATACAATTTACTGGAAAATCTAACAATGATTACTATGATATTGCAACATGGATTGAGGCAAATACACCATATAAACAAGTATTACTTGAATATGCTAAAAAATCCGATGGAAGAATAGTAGCATGGATACACGTTGCTGCATCCCCTGATGGATCAAAATCTGCAATGCCTGTGGGCACACTGGTAAATCACAGTGCTAAATCTCCAGGGGCACAAAATTCCTTTGTAAATTATGGATAAAATTACCACATAAATAATAATGTTCTAGCCCCTTACCAAAAATAATAAATATAAAAATGGCAACCGTAAATCGAACTGTACGAAGATATACAGATTTAAACCTGGTATTTAAGCCACATCCCTATTCAAAGGATGTTTTAACTAGAACAAATGATGACGCAGTAAAAACTGCTATTCAGAATTTAATTCTGACAAAAAATTATGAGAGACCATTTCATCCGGAAATAGGTAGTCAAGTTAGTGCGTTGATTTTTGAAAATTTTATACCATCTACAATTACCGCATTAGAAAAATCAATTGAAACCACTATAAGAAAATTTGAGCCAAGAGCAAGAATTATAGATATTCAGATTATTGATAATTCTGATAAAAATGCAATTGATATAGAAGTAACATTTGCACTTAGTAATACCGAAGAACCTATAACCGTATCAACAACTATTAGCAGAGCAAGATAATGTCCAATCTAAGAATATCTGAATTAGATTTTGATACAATAAAATCAAATCTAAAAGACTTTTTAAAAAATTACGTGGATGAAGATGGTACGCCATACTTCACAGACTTTGATTATGAAGGATCCGGGTTGTCCATTCTGTTGGATGTGCTATCCTACAATACCCACTATAATGCTTATTTGGCAAACATGGTAGTTAATGAGATGTTTTTAGACTCGGCGGTTAAAAGAGCATCTGCAGTTTCTATTGCAAAGCATCTGGGGTATACGCCATTTTCTACACAAGGTGCAAGAGCATTGATAACATTCGATGTTGCTGCACCCACAAACAATCCAAACTTTTTAACACTTGAAAGATTTACTCCGTTTACAACTACTATAAATGATAATTCATTAACATTTGTCAATTTAAATTCTGTAACGATTCAGCCAAATGTGGGTACATATACATTTACTGATGTTGAAGTTGTAGAAGGAATTCCCTTAGAATATATATTTACTGTGGATGTTCCTAGTACCGCAGAAAAATATGTGTTACCTAATGAAAATTGTGACATTTCATCTATTCAAGTTATTGTGCAGAATTCAGTATCAGACACAACAACTACGGTATACTCATTATCAGAAGATACTTTAAACATTGATGGTACATCTAATGTTTATTTCTTAGAAGAAAACACCGCTGATAGATATCAAATTCATTTTGGAGATGGCGTTTTAGGTAAAAAATTAAATAGAGGAAATCTTGTTAAAGTTACCTATTTAATTAGTAATGGTACTCTTGGAAATGTTTCTGGTAATATTTCTCAAGAATTTTTTTGCGGTTCGCAAATTGGTGGCGGCACAGTTACTGGTATAATCACACCCACTTCAAATTCAAGAGGCGGAACTTCTAAAGAAACAATTGAAAGCATTAGATTTAATGCCCCTAAATTTGGATCTTCACAAAATAGAGCAGTTACTGCTGAAGATTACAAAGTTCTAATATCTAAGAATTATCCGTTAGTTGAATCCATATCGGTATGGGGCGGAGATGATAACGACCCGCCAAAATATGGCAAAGTTATTATTTCATTAAAACCCTATGATGGATATGAAGTAACACAACAAACCAAAGATGACATTTCAAATTTAGTTCTACAGAGCAAACAAGTATTATCAATTGTTCCGGAATTTATTGAACCAGATTATTTTTACATTAATTTAGCAGTAAATGTAAAGTATAATTCCAAAACTTCCACATTGTCAGCAACACAAATTAAAAATTTAGTGGTGTCAACAATACAAACGTATTTCAATAATGATTTGCAACAATTTGATAAAGATTTTGTTTATTCTAAATTATCAAGAACAATTGATATTGCGGACAATTCAATTGTGGGCAATTTAATGACTGTTAAGTTACAGAAAAGAATAACCCCTATATTAAACTATGATAATAATTATGTTATCGGTAATACAATTAAATTCAAAAACGGCATTGAGCCTGGTAGTTTAGAGACTACTAGATTTGTTGTTTCGCAAAACGGCAATTCTGTTGAAGCTAGAATTAAAGATGTGCCTAACGATATTGTACCTAACAGATTAGGTTCCGGCACACTTAAATTAGTTAACGCAGATACTGATAAAACTATTATAGCAAGCTACGGAACTATTGACTATAATGCAGGCATACTTTCAATAGACTCATTATATCCTACAGGATACACGGAAGATAGTACAGATGTTAGATTATCTGTAACAGTTCAAGATGCCTACCTAGATGTTATGGTTAGCAAAAATGAAATTTTATTATTAGATGATAGTACGTTCAACGGCGCCGCAAATAGATTGCAAGGATTAACTGTTAACACGATTGCAGTTGTAACCGAATGAGCCGAATAAAAGAAAAATTATCTAGAATATTTGCAAAGCAGATACCTGAATTTCTGCGTGTATCTGAATCTGAAGCAGCAACTTTTGCAACTGGCTCTACTGTTGCTGGGTCTGATATTGTAACTGTAAATACTAGTATAGATATTGAGGCAGGAGATAAGCTATCGCATGCGCAAATTTCTAGCGCAATTTATGTCATAAGTATTTTATCAAGTACTAAAATTCAAATTAATGTGGTTGCACCCGTAACATTAACTTCTGTAAAATTAAATTTTGTAAAAACAAATACCAATTCAAATTTTATAAAATTTTTAGAAGCATACTATAAATTTTTAGAACAGGATCAACACCCACAAGAGTTATTGCAAAATGCAAGACAATATGCTGATAGTGAAACTACAATAGATTCACTAATTGAAAACTTCTTTAAAAATTATGGTAATGATATTCCTCGTAACATCATTACAGATAAACGTGCGTTTATTAAACACTTTAAAGATATTCACAAGACAAAGGGAACTGAAGAAGCATACAAATTATTATTTAGAGTAATATTCAATGACGAAGCCAGTTTCTTTTATCCAGATACAGTAATTTTAAAAGCTTCAGATGGTATCTGGATAAAAGATTATACTTTAAGAGTTATATCTATAGATAATTCTAATATATTTGATTTTGTTAATACCAAAATTATAGGGGATATATCTGGAGCATCTGCTGTAGTAAATAACGTTGTCAAAATTAGACCCGATGTAGGATATTTAATTGATGCATATGAATTAACCCTTGAAAAAATTAAAGGTAATTTTTTAATTGAGAATATATCTGCTAGTAAATTAATCAATCCTACTACAAATACAAGAAAAAAATTAAATGCAGGTATAATTCCGCAGATAATTAAAATTGACATATTTGACGGAGAAAATGGATATACTGCAAATACTAAAATTTTAGTACAAAATGCAAATGTAAGAATAACAGCTTTAACGGATACGGGGACAATTCGAACAGTTAAAGTAGTTAATCCTGGAGTATACGCAGGAGGTGCACCAATAAACGGAGTACTTCCTGTAGGATTTTTTGTTAATGCATCTATAGAAGATCCATTAAATGTAGTGCAAGGAAATGTTCGACTTAGTAATACTATAGGCACATTTACCAGTACAGTTCCTCATGGGTTATCTAGAGGGAAAAATGCCAATTTAATTTTTTATGGGAATTCTAGTAGTTATCTAAATGGGACACAAAATGTAATTACTGTCACCACAATTTTGGATGATACTCGTTTTAGATTTACAATGACAGGGTTGAATCCAACTGCTATTTCTGCAAATTTAAAATATACAAGAGCCGCTAATTTATTTAGTAATATTGGAGCAGTTCGCGAGAGCGAAGGATACTGGTTAAATAATAGAGGAAAACTCTCTGAATTAATATACGTCCAAGGGCCTGCCGCAGATTCCACAAATAAATCTAAAATATTCTATCAACCGTATTCATATGTTGTGCGAAGCGGAGAATCTATTGATAGTTGGAAAGACATTGCTAAAGCTACTGTTCATCCTGCAGGAATGGAGGTGTTCGGTGAAATTTATATCAATAATCAAATTTCAGCAAATGTTGAAACAACAGTTAATAACGAGGTTTGGGATTATTTAGGTATTACCGCAGATATGAGTATACCACCATTTGATGCAAGTATGACATCTTATTCAAATAGTCGAGTACAAAATTTACCTATATCTACGGATCATGTGTATTACATATTCAATATACTGTAATAAATAATTAAAAATTAATGGAATTATAATGGCACAAATCATTACAGAAAATTTTAGAGTATTCAACGCTACTCGTTTCATAGAGTATGTGGTTGATACCAATAACCTGTATCTTTTTATAGGTAGACCACAAAGTTGGGAGAATGAACCAGCCGCACCTACACCGGTAAATGTTCCATATCAAGATACAGTTTATTGGACAGACACAGTTGCACTAAAAAGAATTGTTCCTAATGATTTTAAACAAGTTGTACAACGTAAGAATTGGTCTGCAGGTATAGTATATTCGCAGTATGATAATGCAAGTTCAACCCTATATGGGTCTAATTTTTATGTACTAACACAAGATAATAATGTTTATAAATGTATATCAAATAATTTTGGTGCAACATCATCTATTAAACCTACTGGAACATCAACAAATGTTATAACAACAGCGGACGGGTATCAATGGAAATATTTGTATTCATTATCTGATACAGATTTATTGAAATTTTTAACAGGCGATTTTATGCCAGTTAATTTAAATTACGATATAACGTCAACCGCAATTAAAGGCACTATAGATAATGCAGTGGTAGTTAATTCTGGAAGTTCTTATAAAACGAATTCAAATATTATTGTTAGTATATTAGGAAATGGTAGCGGGGCTACCGTAGGAAGTATTTTAACTACCGGCGCAAATACGATTGATCGTATTATATTAAGTGCTCCAGGATCTAATTATACTTATGCAAATTTAGTAATTCAAGGCGGTGGCGGAGGAAATGCAACTGCAAGAGCAATTGTTTCTCCTATAAATGGACATGGCTCAGATGTGTTAACTGAGTTGGGTGCTAGATATGTAATGATTAACACGCGACTTAATTATGCCGAAGGTGGCGGAGATTTTCCAGTAGTAAATGATTATAGAAGAATTGGTATAATAAAAAATCCAATTTCAACTGCAACATCTATAGTGGCAACAGAAACAACACTTGATGCAACGATTACTCTAAAGGTTTCAAATGTTACTGGTACCTTCTCATTAGATGAATATATTCGCGGAGATAACACAAATTCAAATGCATTTATAGTTAGCGCAAATGCAAATGTTACATCTGGAAATGTTACTATTAGATATATTACCCCTGTTGAATTATTTGCGGGCAATATTATATTTTCAGCAGGGGAAAAAATTCGCGGAGCAAATTCATTAGCAGTGGGAACTATTAGTACAATAACACCTGCTGAGGTACAGAAAAATACTGGTCAAATTTTATATGTGGAAAACCGCGCTAAAATTACAAGAGCTTCAGACCAAGCAGAGAATATTCATATAGTTATAGAATTCTAAGGTAAATCAAAAATGGCCGTAAATTTAACAACAAATCCGTATTATGACGATTTTGACAACACTAAGAATTTTTATAGAATTCTTTTTAAGCCGGGCACGCCTGTGCAGGCAAGAGAACTTACACAAATTCAAAGTATTTTACAGGATCAGATAAAGAAATTTGCAAATCATATTTTTGTAGATGGAAGCAGAATATTAAGTGACGATCCCGTAGCAGTTACTATTAACGATGCCGGCAGAGCAGTTAAATTACAAGTAAACACAAATACTGCAAATTTACAGGTATATCTAAACAAATATGTTTCAGGTACTACTTCTAACATTATTGGCAGAGTAGATTTTGTGTTTGACGCAGATAATCCTGATGTAGGAGATCCACCCACATTTGTGATGTCTTTAATTAAATCAGAAGGAACAAGTGAATTTAATTCAGGCGAAACTTTATATTTCTATGATACAATTGCCGCCGCAAATTCTAAAACTGCCAGTGCTCTAACAGTATCCGCTGTTTCAGATTCCTACATTGTAGGTAATGCAAGTATAAACGAATACACTGATATAATTACTCTATCTGCATCTGCCGGAACGATTAAAGTCGGCGATCAAATTATTGCATCAAGTTTGCGATCTGATTTGTTTGTAGTTGAAGTTATTACAAGCACTAGTATAAGAGTTAATAGAAACTTAGGAATTACTGATAGTAACGTTAGTATGCAGTTTAAACGAAGAAATACTAGTCCAACATTGATATTTGGAACTAGTGCCGGCACCTATTATAAAAATGGTTTCTTTATACAAACTGCGAAACAAAAAATTGTACCTCAGAAATATACAGCATATCCTACAAAATCTATTGTTTTAAGATATCGAGAATATATAGTTGATTACAATGATGATAGCAGCTTGCTTGATCCAGCATTTGGTAGCTCAAATTATTTAGCTCCCGGTGCTGATAGACTAAAAATGGAATTAATTTTAGATAGCGTAGATTTAACATCTAATAATAAGCCAGATATAACTGGAACATTTTTAGAAATAGGTCGATACAAAAATGGTAATTTGGATTTAGTTGAGTCTACCGGAGATTCTAAATACGCAGAGCTTGCAAAAACTCTGGCATCAAGAACATATGCAGAATCTGGAAATTACATAGTTTCTCCTTTTAAATTGCAGACTGCTGGACCATCGCCGGATGGAATAAATGAAAATTTTTATGTTACTCCGGGACGAGCATTTGTGGGTGGGTATGATATTGCAACATCTGGCAAAACTGAAATTGCAATACCCAAAGCAACAACAACGGATACTATAGAAGCACTGAATATAGATACATTTTTTGGAACTTATGTTGTAATTGAAGCACCTACTTTTGGATTACCGCAATTAGCAGATTTAGATGGCAAAGATTTCTACGAGTGTCATTCTACAACTAATAGAACTGCAATGAATAATTCCACACTTGTAGGATATGTGGTACCTAAACATCTGCAGTATGAAACTGGATATGGGGCAAATTCATCTTTTAGATTTTATTGGTATTATTATGAGCAAGCCTCCACAACATTAACGCCTGATAGTATTAGATCTGTTATAGGGGTTCAAAATCCATTCTCAATAAATTATGGCAATAATGGTACTTATGCCAAACCTACATTCTTTGCGAATATACATCCAACGTATGGATTAGTTGATAATAGATTAAGATACTATGATGTTGGACAAAATAGAAATGTTTTTAGAATACCAAAAAATAATGTTAAGGAAGTATTAAATAATAAAGTTGTTTATTCTCAATTATATCCTAATACTTTAGGTTCTGGTGGAATTGTAACTTTAAGTACGGGATCTCCTAATAAATTTGTTGGTCCATTGGGATCGTCTTTGCCCGACTCAATAAAAAGAGAATATTATACCATGGTAGTACGAGACTCATATTCCGTGGGATATCCTGGCAACATATTTGTTCCTATGGAAAATATTACAGCAACTTTGGATGGCACAGGCACACAATTAACTATAAATTTTAATAATGTAGTGTTATCCGGCACCGTTGATATTATTGCAACTTTGGAAAATGATACCTTACAAAGAAGAACAAAAACGTTAGTTGAAAATCAAACATTCAATGCCAACATTCAAGTTTCTCAGGTAAATTATTCAGTACTAAAATCGGATGTGTATGCATATAAAGGAATTTATAAAATAGGAAGCAATTCCTACGTAGGAAATTATAATTCAGCTACCACTTATGCTACAAACAATTTAGTTCAGTCTAATGGATTAATTTTTAGAGCGAACACTGCAAGTACCGGCGCATCATTAACGAATATTTCATATTGGGAAAAGGTCAAGAAAGAATCGCTATTGTCGTATAGTTTAGATACCGGGCAAAGTGATAATTGGTACGACCACGGATCTGTTAGATTCTTGGGGGCACAAAATGATGTGCCAGGTAATGTATTAATTACTTTTGATTATTTCACTCATTCTGGCACCGGTGCATTAGATGCCGGATCATATCCTGCAAATCTATACACCAGAATCCCTACTTATAGATCTGTAATAGATGCCGCAGAATTTAATTTAAGAGATTGTTTAGATTATAGACCACGCAGACAAGATGATACTGCGTTAAGCGTTCAGCCGGGATACGATGGCAGAACGTCAAATATATTTTATTTTGATTCTCATATTAAACCAAATCCATCCGAAGTACCAGGTACAGAAGCAGATGTGGAATTTTATTTAGGTAGAATTGATAGACTCTATTTAAATAATAGAGATGCTAGTGTAAACAAAACTCAAAATAAATTTAGTATTGATTCAGGTATACCTGATTTAAATCCAAAAGCACCAAAAGATTTTACGGATAGTACTAGACAATTGATTGCTACACTGTATGTGGATCCATATACTGCAAGTTATCAAGATATATTGATAGAATATAATGATGCGCCTCGTTATACTATGAAAGATATTTCTATAATTGATCAAAAATTAACCTCATTAGAAAAACGTGTTAAGAAACAAGGATTAGATATTATTGCTTTAAACAATGTGGTGTTTGATAGAAATGGATCTCAGGGAAATATATTATACAAAACAGGAATGCTTGTAGATAATTTTTCAGGATACGGTCCAGGGTATGTAAGGAGCACGGACTTTACCGCAGCTATAGACACTGCCAGACAAGAATGTAGACCCGCATTTTCTGCAATAGAACATAATTTATTTTATGTGACAGATCCAGATGTTTCAATCTTAAATGATTTAATCTATATGAATTATACTGAAGAAGAATTTATTAGTCAAACTATTGCAAGTAGTAGAAATGTTAATCCTAATCCAGACGGAATAATTGGAGATAATGGAAGAGCAGTTATTTATCCTCCGGTAATTACAGGTGGCGGAGATCTTGCATCGTTGGTTTATGACAATATTGTGCAAGAAAATCAATTAACAGTTCAGCAACAAAATGTTACAACAGATCAAACATCAGGAGTAACAGGTGCAACATCCACAATTGCTGGCGAAACAAACACAGTTACAACTATTGTTAAATCGTCATCTACCGATTCTACTGTATCAGCTTCAAGTTCTGCCGGCGATTACATGGGCGGCGATGGCGGAGAATAGATACTAGTTATATGGTATTCTAATTATATTTTAGCGTAATAAATTATTTAAGGTAAAAAATGGCGAATTTTTTCAAAAAATTAGTTAAAGTACTTCTATTTCCAAGCGTTGCAGCCACTGCAATTGCACTGGTAACCGGATTAGGAGGATCTAAAAAAGCTGCTATAGATTTAGCAAAACTTATTCTTAAAGATGAGAATAAAACCAACAGTTCAAATACAAACGGATTATTATTAACTGTGCAAAATATAAATGTTATAGCTACTGCAGATGCTATAAGAGATTTAAAAATAAATGAAACTGCAACTGGCAGAGCAATTGCAGATACAATTACTAATAAAAGTTCGGGAAATGTTGTAAATCAAATTGCAATTGAAAATACTAGTAGAAGTATTCCTGCAAATTTTAATACCGCAAATGGAATTGTTGTAAATAGTTTTCAAGTAATTATTCCTGAGAAAAAATTCTACAGTAATATTATTGGATTTTCTTCAAACATATCCGCTCTAGATTCTTTTGTTAATACTACATTAAATACAAATAATGTTTATGTTACGTCTAATATAACAACATCTTCAGACTATACAATAAATAACGGATACCTAAATTCATACATTCAAGTATCTTCTAGAGATTTAGATTTATCGCCGCATACAACGGGCGTGCAAGATTTAGCAGAAGAAAATTTAGCAAAATTGAAAACTGCATTTTTAACTAACAACTTTTTAAACTAAAAAAATGAATAATGTAACACGTTTATCCTCTTCTGTTGTTAATTTTGATGTATTTAATTTGCCACCCTACACTAGAATTTTGATTCAAGTTGGCGGAGTAGATCATAGTTCTATGTGTGTAAACGACAACGGCACAGCAGGCGACCCACCAATATCAGATAGTACAGGTAGACTAAAAGGTAAACTTATATTAAATAAGTGGTGGTCTTCTTATACGTCTGGCGATATACAAATTACGTTTGGTAGCTCAGAGGGAGGAACAGATGCATTTGATCCTCCGATTTACGCCATTGTTAATTTATCTAATAGATTAGATACCGTATTAACAAGCGGCGGCAAAGTTGTTGCTCCAACAAATGCCGCAGGCATACAAGAAGCAACTACCACATTGAGCCCAGTAACACAAACATTTTTTGTGCCCGAAAGGTATAGCCAAGGAATTGTTATTACTTCGATTGAATTATTTTTTGCCACAAAGGATTCAGAGTTGCCCGTCTCTATAGAATTAAGACGTCTTATAAATGGCTTGCCATCTGCAGGAACCTTTATAACAGATACTACGGTGGTTAAGAATCCTTCAGAGGTAAATGTTCCGGCTAATCCAAATTCGGGTATAGGGTCCTCCACAAAGTTTTCATTTCCGCCTGTATATTTAGCTCCGGGAGAATATTCTTTTTGTGTTTTATCAAATTCACCAAATTATACATTGTTTGCAGGAAAATTAGGAGAAACTATTTTAGGTAGTACTTCTATTGTAAGTAAAGAACCCTACACTGGAAGACTATTCAAAGCACAAAATACAAATCAATGGTTAGAAGAAACAAACACCGATTTGTGTTTTAAAATAAACAAAGCAAAATTTGTAACTGGCGTAAAGAGTTTTGAATTACAAACTGCAGCAATTCCAAGAACAGAATTTGATAATATCTTTTTAGATACTGCACAATATAATTTTGGTGATTTAACAAAGATAGATTACGAAGTTAAAGGTACTCGTTGGTACGATAATGTACAACAATCATACGTATCCTTTAAAGAAAAAACTCCATTTAAACTTGTTGCTAGATGGGTAACTGAAAATGTAGGAGATGCCAAAGTACAAGTTACATTTACCAACAATTCTACAGATGTCTCCCCTGCAATAGATAAAGCAAGAACTAAACTATACTCATTTAAAAATTTAATTGATCCTTTTGAGGTAGATACACGGGCTTCAGAATTACAATATAATAATGGTGTTGCGCAATCTAAATATATTAGTAAGATTGTTACGTTGGAAGATGGATTTGATTCTACAGGATTAGAAGTTAAATTAGACGTTAATAGGAAAACAGGTACAGATATTGATGTGTTTTGTCGAGTAATTAGTTCAGCTGACAACGGAAGAGACGCTTCAATAGAAAAGAAAAATTGGAGATTGTTGCCATTCTTTAATCAAACGGCAAATGCTATTAATCAAAGTAGTATTAGTGGAAATATTGGTAAAAAATATGTTGCCGGATCTGAAACAGAATTTAATACTGAAACATATAAGATTTTAGAAGGCGACTCTTTGGTAACAACCGGTACTCCTAATTTATCATATACTTCAAATGTAGGTGAAGGGGCAGCTACAACATTTACATCCTTTAACAAGTTTCAAGTTAAGGTTGTATTTTATGCAGAAAATACCACAATTGTGCCAAAAATTAAAAACTTAATAGCAACCGCGGTAATTTAAAATGCATGTAAAATTAGAAAATGAAAATAGTTTTGTAAAAAACATAGAAAATCTTGCATTAATTAATCGTGATATTGCAGGATTGAAAGAGTATAGAAATAAAAAAGAAACAAATACCAAAATGATGCACATCTCAGATGAAATAAATAATATGAAATCGGAAATTAACGAGATAAAATCATTGATTCAACAATTGGTAAATAATTCTCAGTCGGGAAAATAAATGGCAAACACATATTCTGTAAGTAACATAAATGTAGGCGCAGTTGCAAATGACGGCCAGGGCGATCCTTTACGCACGGCGTTTTTAAAAATAAATCAAAATTTTGCAAACGTATATGCTTATGCAAATTTAGCTTATTATAGCGGGGTTGGTGGCAATGCAAATGCTGGAGGCGGAGGAACCAATGTAATTTATTATAATAATAATATCTCAAACATATTTACAAACGTAACGTATTATACAGGTAGCAATATAAATGTAATTGGACTTGTAAACTTAACATTACTTAACGCTGAGTTGGCAAATATACGAGCAATAGATTTATCAAATTTAAATAATAGATTGGCAAATCTTACAATTGACTTGGGTATATTAGACAACAGACTTGCAAATGTATCCGTTGTAAATTTGGGAGCTGTTACAAACGCATTGGCAAATATTAGCAATATTACCTCATTGGGAAATTTGGGTAATATTATTGGGGCAATTGCAGCAAACGCAAATGCAGTGGCAAGAGTGTCATTGGTATCTAATTTATC